AGCAGCTATCACCAGAGGATGTGTTCAAGAAGGTTGACAATGAGATGCGTAATAGATTCCCAGAAAAGTTTGGGAAACCAAAAGCAAACACCTCACCTGTTGCCGGAGGAGAACACTCCTCAAGAAAAGCGCCCAAGAGGGATGCAAACAACGCGACTGCTGCCGATTTATCTGACTTCCAACGACAGATTGGACAGTCCTTTGTATCAGAAGGACTAATGACGTTGGATGAATACGCACAGCAACTTAGAGAATTAGGAGAGATATAATGCCGACTTTTACAGTAGATGACCGAACAGACGAACTAACATCTGATGTACGCCCTGAAAGGGAGCGTGTATCACTTGATGACCAACGCAGTCAATTACGAGTGGACGGAATCCCCGACCATTTGGTGGGCCGATGGGTTAGTGATGTACTTGACCCCAGAGGCAACAGGATTGATAGGTTTATCAAGGCCGGATGGGATTTCTGGACTGAAACTAAGCATATCTCCGTGGGTGACCCTCGCGTAGATTCGCAAATCAAAGTCGGTGACACTTGTTGCAAACAGGTAAACCGCGACGGTACAATGGCATATTTGATGGTGATTAAGAAAGAGTGGTTCGATGAAGACGCAGCAAAAAAACAAGCCAAAGTAAACGAAACGGAAGAATCATTACACACGGAGAAAGACAAGAAAGGAATGTATGGTGATGGCTTGCATGATAAGCAAATCTATACAAGTTAGTCTTGCCTGACTCCATTTAATAAACACTTATGGAGTAATTTAACATGGCAAATGTTGATAGACCTAACGGCTTTAAGCTCGTTAAGACCTTCTCCGGCCAGCCCGTTAATGCGTTAATTCGCAGTATCGGTGTTGCGGACGGTGAGGATATTTTTGTCGGTGATGCTCTGAACCTTGAATCGGGTCTTGCTGACCCGGCAGCTACTAATGATGCAGATTTGCTCGGCGTAGCAGTTGGCTTTGGCAAAAAGAACACGATGTCTCAACAGGCCGGTGATGTAAATCCCGACAACCTGACGACTCTGTTCTACGATGATTCAGCTAATACACATACGGATTGGGTTGTATATTATGTTCCCTTTTCTGATGGTGTGTTTGAGGTACAGACAGCAACGGCTCTTACGCTGGCAATCGGCGCGACAGCAGACTTGTCGGATGCTACTGGCGACTCGACCTCTGGTCAGTCACGTCAGGAAATCACGACCAGCTCAAACGCAGACTTCATCGTTGTTGGGACAGTAGACCGTCCTGATAACGACAGTACACTGGTTTGGGGTCGCTATCTTGTAACCGCAGTTAAAGCTGAGCAAGCTTTCCACGCTTAATTAAGGAGATAACAAATGGCTATTATAACTACTGGTGCATTTGCGAAAGCCTTATGGCCGGGAGTAAATGCTTGGTATGGCAAGGCTTACACGGAGTATCCGACTGAGTACACTCAGTTGTTTGACTCGTTTAAGTCTGGTCAAAACTACGAAGAGGATATGGGTATCAGTTCTTTTGGTCTTGCGTCAATTAAGACACAATCGGACGGTATCGTATATGACACTGAACAACAGGGCTACCTGACACGCTACCAGCACAGCGTGTACGCACTGGGGTTTGTAATTTCACGTGAAATGGTTGAAGATGACCTTTATGGCGTTGTAGGTAAGAACAAGGCTCAAAGTCTTGCTTTCTCTATGCGTCAGACGAAGGAAACCGTCGCCGCTAACGTGTACAACCGTGCTTTCAACAGCACCTACAAAGGTGGCGATTCATTGGAGCTTTGCTCCGCTGTTCACACCAATGTAGCTGGTGGTACGTGGCAGAACAAACTGTCTACTGACGCTGACCTATCCGAAGCAGCCTTGGAAGAGGCTTGCATCGACATAGCGAAGTGGAAGAACGACAGAGGCCTTAAGATTGCGGTGCAACCACAGTGCATCATAATCCCTGTAGACCTTCAGTTCGAGGCTGAGCGTATTCTGAAGACCCCTTATCGGGTTGATACAGCAAACAACGACATCAGTGCGATTAACCATATGTCCATCCTTCCGGGTGGCATTAAGGTCAATCATTATCTGACTGACACGGATGCATGGTTCTTGAGGACTAATACCCCACACGGTATGAAGCACTTCCAGAGACGTGCGCTCCAGTTTGCTGTTGATAATGAGTTCGATACCGAGAACGCTAAGTTCAAGGCTACCGAGCGCTACATCTTCGGTTGGACTGACCCACGAGGCCTGTACGGCTCACAGGGCGCGTAAGTAGTAACTTAAAGACTGTCCGGAGGAGACCATAATCTCCTCCGGCTGTTCCTAATAGAAGTAGATTTATTATG